CTAGTCTTTGTTTGTAAAATTCAGCCCTTGATCTGTATCTGTCTGCTACATCAATCATGTCCTGTGCAGATGGTAGATCAGTATTTTCACTGCTCTTTCTCACCACACCTTTATTGTAAAACTGATAAGACAGCCCCATTGGCAATTCACTCATCACATAGTACACCAGGCAGTTTGTGATGTATCTGTCAATCAGATCAGCTTCATTTGCTGTTAAATTATTTGCTGCCACACCATCCTGCAATCTCTCATATAGTCCTGTGCCTAATGCTGGCAAAATGTACATGTCCTGTGCAGTCAGGATCTCAGGCAATACTAGTTTTTCATCTACATTTGCATGCAATCCTGTTCTTTCCTTTATTGTGTCTACTGAAATAAAAAGTATATTTCTGCTCATTGTTCTTATTTTTTAATTACTATATTACTCACCCATGTATGTCTGCATGCAGGGCTGTGCTGACCTGTAGGCATTGTCCACCATCCACCTCTACGATCAAAAACACTGTACCCTAGTCTAGCAGTGATCTGCTGAATGTCTGATCTGCTGTACACCTTATTCAATGCCATCAATCTTTTGCAGAATGATCTAGATGTAGCTGAATCTGCCACTCCACCCACTCTTGCTAGTTTCTCATAGTCCCAGTCATATTTGTAAACTACTTTGAAATTTGTAGTCTGTGCAGGATCACCTGGTGTTAATCTACTCAATGGTTTCACTGGCTGTCTTTCAATGATTCCACCTACTACCTTTTGTTTTAAGATCCCAGCCTTGTCTAGTCTTTCCATCACTTTGATGATGATAGCTAGTTCAGTATTTGTCACATCAGCCAAAACCTCAGGTGTGATCCTTTTATCCTTAGTCACCAAATCAATCACATTCTTTTCTAGATCACTCAATACCATATCAGCAAATTGCATTGACATTGTCTCATTGTCATCCATTGCCTCTATTGAATGAAATTTCACATTCTTTTTTTTTAATGTGCTGTAATTGTCAGCATCTTCACCAAACTGTGCAAAGATACCTATGACATCATCCTCACTAAATTTGAATACCTGTGTCTGCTCATCTTCACCTAGCCATGTGTTCACCTCATCATCACTCAAAGCATAGCCGCCTTTCAGCATAGCTGTGGCCTGATCCCTGGTGATTTTCCCTTTCACATATTCTCTGATGATTCTCTGCATGTTCTGCCACTCTCTGCCTTTCATACCTTTCAAATGCTCATTCACTGACTGATCCTGTGGTGCTACTGCACCATCAGGTACTGGCAAATACTTAGATGCATCAATACCCATCTTTTCTAAGATCCATTCTTTTGGTGCTACCTGAGCAATGATATTTTCACTGAACTCAAAACTGATAGGCTCTACAGGCTGAATGTACAGTTCCTGTGTCACACCTTTCAATCTAGCTAGCATATTGAAAATGCTTTCTAAAAATTGCTGTTTATCGTTTACATATGTATTTTTGAAAATCTCATAGCCATCTCTCATCTCTGATCTGCTGCCTAATTTACCAGGCTCTGCAATACCAAACAATGCAGGTGTAGTGATCTGATGCCCTGCAAATATGTTCTGCTGGATCATTGTATCTACTCTGCTGAAATCCTCTTTTGTCAAATCAGATGCCCCTAGATCCTCAACAATAGGCTTTCTGTCTGCATTCTGCACAAAGGATAGTATGAACTTTTTGCCATCAGATCCTGTGAATCTATTTTCAAATCTCTTTTCAATGTTTCTTTTCTCATCAGGTGTAGGCTCACCATTTGGCAATGTGATCAATTTGCTAGCAGAAAACCCTGTCTGTGCATTCCCTAGTACATGTCTAGATACCTCAATGTCTGATTCAATGTAATTCAATGCACCCATGTAACCAGGTAGTGCATAGGTTTCTAGTCCTGGTCTGTATTCCTTAATGTACAAAATCTGCTTTCCTTGTCTGTTCTGTGTATTGAATGCAGGCAGCACAATTTCCTTTTCCTTTCTATCAGACCAGTCCTGCTTGTACCAGAAAGATGTATTGTCTTTGTTTGATCTGATCTTTGTGTAGTCAATATGGCCTATCTCAGTAAGCTGTCCACCAAACTGTGACCAGATCACCTCTAAATATGCCCCACCAAAAACCTCAATGTCAATGTCTACTTTTCTAGTCAAATCATTTAATGATTCATCAAAGCTGTTCACCTTATTGATAAATTCCTGAGCAGCTGGATCAGCCTCTTTTGTAGCCCATCCATTGCCTATGATGTAGTTTACTTTGCCTCTCACAATAGCATTGTGCTTTGCACTCTTATTGTATAGACTTAAAAGGTAGCCAGGATAGTCATTTCTCTCTCCGAACTCTATATATCCGCTGCCCTTTTTTTCTCTGTACTCAGGCTGTCTGGCCTCAGCAAAATTCAATATTACTAGATCGTTTGTCATTATCTTACTATGTATGTGTTATTCGTTGAATATTCAGTGAAACTGAAACTGTCTGTATCTGACAATCTCATGATGCCTGTTTCTAGTAAACCAGTAGCCAGGGCTGGATTCACATTTGTAGTGCTGCTTTGCTCATAGATCATGTATTCCCATTCACCTGCTAATTCACTAGAAAAATGTGTCACCCCATTTATGCTGAATTTATTGTATCTGTCTTTGTATTGAGACAGATCAGCTGCATTCAATATCACAAATGCTACTACATCATTGCTAGATCTTTGTTTAAAATAGAATAGATAGTTTGGCACTGATAGTGTTTGCTTTTCTGTCAGTGTTACTATCACCTGATCTGTATGTCCTTTTCTTAGATATATCATCATTGATAAATAGCATCTGCACTGACTTTTACCACAATAAAAAAGCCAGCCCCTTTTTGAGAGACTGGCCGACTACCTACTATTTGAAAACCACGAAAGCCTAAGCTGTCAATCCAGCAATGATGCTACTAGTCACCTCAGGTGCTAATGCTTTTTCTCCACCGCTGAATGTTAATGCATAGCCGTTTCTGTCTGCCTGAGCAGTACCAGTTGCACTAGATCCAGCAGAAAGGTCTAGACCGTTCTCTTTTCCTAATAACCAGTATTTGCCGTTTGCATCTTCTACTACAGCTAACAAATTGTTTTGTGCCAACAATAGAATTTCATTTCTAGTGTTTGCCTGCATTTTGTTTAAAACAATAGCCAATTCCTGAGCATAAAACACAGTGCCATTCTGCACATTTGCGTTCACATTCTCAGTCAATGAACTGCTATTTTTTACCAATTGATATTTATAGAATACTTTACTAGCTACTTTTGTGATAGCAGTCACTACACCTGACACCTCAGTCACAGCTGAAACATTGCCAGAAGCAATAAACCAAACGGCTTTTATACCGCCTATGCTATCTTTACAATCTAGTGTATATCCTTGTGTTAAAGCACATGGCATATTTTTAGAATTTAATTTATTTTTAAAATAGGGCAGTAAACCTAATTACTGCCCTGAATATTTATACTGTGAACTTTACGATTTCCTCAGGGAAAGCAAAGTTTACACCCATTTTGAACTCAGATACAAAACGAACTTGATCAGCTTCTTTTGCATAGAAAATTTCAAATCTTTCTTCTTCGTTCAATAAGTCTGTACCAATAAAGATGTTTGAAACTCTCATTGAATAGATCTTATTTTGACCGTTTAAACCTTGTACTGCTATCACTTTGATAGATGTACCTGGCAATACGAACTCAGAATCAGCTTTGCCATCATATGAATAGCTGAACATGTTTGCATTCTTTAATGCAATTGTGTAAGTTCTGAAAACATCCATACCACAGAAAATTGCAGTATCATCCTTTGCTACTACTGCAGCAGGGATTGCTTTGTACACTGCATCAAACACAGCGATCACATTTGTAGCAGTGATTGCAGTAGCCTGTGTAGCAATGTATGTAGTAGTGTTTGCATCTACTACAGATCCACCAGCAGCTGTCACTAATTTGATTAAACCATCAAATTTGTTTAAGTTGCCATTTGCAGATGCTGTATCACCCTGCCATAAACCAGTTTCTAACTGAGCAGCAATCTTTTCAGTTTTTCTAGTTGAATACTCCTCAGCAAATACTACTGAATCATATCGGCTGCCAGCTGGCAATGCCTTTTGCAAATAAGTTCTCTCTAAGTCTTTTGGACATAAAGCCTCATTTACTTTCATTTTTCCTACAGTTACAGTTCTTTGAGTGAAAGTAGTTGTACCTGATGCGTTGAATCCGCAAGATGATCCATCTTGAAAGAAAGCGTCAGTGTCCATGATGTTAATCTTTTCGCTAGATTTAACACCTACCATCACATTGCCCTGTGATTTAATTAAGCTAGCAGTTTTGCTACCTAATACAGATGAAGCTACCAAAAGATCTTGATTCTCTTTTGTGTAGGTTGCTAATGCTGATACATCAAATGCCATGTTATTTGTTTTTTGTTTGTTTTAAAAAAAATTTACTTGTTTATATTCTTAGCTAAATCTAAAAATCTTTTCATTTTGTCATCCTTGCTTTCTACATGCTGATTGAATTTGTCTTTTGGATTCTCAGTTGCATTAGATGATGATGTGTTAATCATGCCTACAATTACATCAGATAAATCACTGATAGCCTTGCTGAATTTTGCATCTGCAGCAGACATCATTTTCTTTTTCATTTCAGCATCTTTCTTTATTTCATCAATAGCAGCTTCTAATTCTTTGATCTTCAATTCTGCTACTGTTGGCTCTACTGGTGCAGTGATCTCTATTTCTACCTCAGGTGCTTCTACCTGTGCAGATTTGATCTCTAAAATTTTACCAGCCTCATCTAAGATGATGATTGTGCCATCTACTAACTCATGTTCACCAGCAGGTGCAGGTGCAGTGTTCCCAGCTTCATCAATCAATGTAACTAAGCCGCCAACTTCTAGCATGTCAATCATAACTTTTCCGCCAGACTTTAAATCATATTCTTTTGCCGCCTCAATAGGTAAAACAGCAGGCTCTGCAGCAGGTGCAGCAGCAGGATCAACAGCAGGCAATAATGGATCAGCGAAATTCGCCCCAGCTTGCTCAAACATTGCTTTGATCTTCAATACAGCTTCTAATGGTGTCATATAATACTTGTTTAAACCATAAATAGACTACACATGACAATATGACCACATAGAAAAAGGGCAGCATCTCTGCTACCCTCTATTCAATTTTTTTTGCTCAGTTTTTATTTTACCTGACTAAGTATCTGCTGAATCTGTGACCATAGATCCTGTGCCTGGCTTTGTTGTATGTCAGCTTTTTTGTAGCTGAATAAACCCTCTACTGAAAAGCCTTTCACCTTGCCATCTTTGATCATTTTCCATACCTCAGGATTGTTCACTTTGAATGATCCAAACCAGCTGCCATCAGGTACATCTTCAAAGCCTTTCATGGCCATGATGCCTCTTTTGCTGTCAGTGATCCAGGATTCAAACATAGTCAACCCCTCTAGTTTTGTGCCACTGTCATGCATCAAATTCACATTTGACTGGTAGCCCTTAGCAAAGAATTTTTGAGCAATTTGCTTGATCGTGTCTTTTGTGAACACTACATAGTATTCACCATTCTCATCATTTCTGTATATAGGTTTGTCAGCCAGCATCAATGCACCTGTGATGATCTGCTCATCCTCATCCTGAATGGCAAATGACATCTGTACATTGTTTTCATTGAATGCCAAAAAGTTTTTGTCTATTGCAGGCCTGTCTACCAGTGCCACATAGTCCACCTCCATGTCACTGTCTACATCAGACAGGATCTCTAAATTGTATATTGGTAAGTTTCTTTCCATTCTTATAAATAGTTTTTTAAGTTAATCTTGCTGCTCTGTTAATTCTAGTGATCCTTTCCTGGCTATTTGTGACATCTGATTCTAGCACATAGGCTCTGTTTGTAGCAGATCCCATCTGATTGATTGATTGCTGATCTATCTGTGTCACTGTGTTTTGAATAGGTGATGCTGGTAGTACAGGTGCAGCTGACAATGCAGGTGCTGATGCTGTAGCACCTCCACCGCCGCCACCTTTCACCTGTGTCATGATCTGCTTTGCCCTAGATGCCGCACCTAATACTGCAGCTATTTGTGTAGCATAAAAAATAGGAAATGCAAATGCAGCAGCTGGCCCTGTAGCCTTAGCTGATTTTTGTGCAATGTCCAAACCTTGTACAAATCCCACACCTGTGCCTATTGCAATCTCAGCAAGCCCTGCTACCTTTGCAGCTGTAGTGCCTTGCTCAAATAAACCTGATAAGCCAGCAAACACACCACCTATTGCATTTGCAAACTGTAGTTTGGCTTGCAATTCTGCATCCTGGTATGCTATCCTCTGATCAGTCAATGCTTTTACTTTCTCATTGTATTCCTTTTCAGTGATCAGTTTTTTATCAAATGCCTCTTGCACTACCATCTGCTCTATGTCTAATGCTGCTAGTCTATCTTCATATTCTACACCCCTAGCTGTCTGCAATCTGTCTAGATCCTCAATCTCTCTAGTGTACTTTGCAACTGCTATCTGATTTTCTAGTGATTCAAGCTGTAAGTCTATTTCCTGTTTCTTTTCTGCATAGGCAATCTCTGCATCTACCCTGGCCTGTGTGCCTGCATTTGTATTGCTTATATTTTGCTGCAATCTAGCTAGTTCTAGATCTGCCTCCTCTTTTGCAATCTGTTTCTGTGTTTCTAATTTTAGAATCTCATCTTTGATCAGTTCAGCATTTGCCTTTTTACGATCTATTAGCAATTTGTTTTCACTAGCTGCAATAGATTGATCCAGGGCTAGTTTCTCTTTTGTCAATGCAGTAGCATTCACAATCTGCTCTGATCTTAAACCTGCCACCTGTGCCTCTACAGCTGCCACCTCATTCTGTGCCTCTATCAATGCAGCCTGTAATTCTACTGACTGTTTGTTCTGTGCTAATTCAGCAGCAGCAGCAGCCACTCTTTGCTGTGCCAGTGCTTTCTGTGCTTTTTCCTGCTGATCTAATACTTTGCCTAGGGCATCATTTGCTGCTATTCTTTCATCAATACTTTTGAACTCATCATCTCTGATCTGTCTAAGCTGTTCAGCTTGTCTGTCATATTTTTCTACCAAACCAGCTAACTGTGCAGCAGCAATCACCGCATTGTTTTTTAGTGCAATGGTAGCCTTTGACTGCTCATAGATGGCAGCCACATTCATTTTGCTAGCCTTGTCTACAGTCTTACTCACTACATCCACCACAGATGATGCAGCCTCTCCAAAATTGTTGTATATATCTTTTCCTGCCTGTACTGCATTTTTGCCTGTCTTTGACAAACTCTCTTTTGTAGCTTCAATGTCAGCTGTCAAATCCTTTATGACCTTTTGATCCTTATCACCAAATGGTGATTTTTCCCAGGCTAGCTGCACCTCTTTGATCACTAATTTGATGCCATCAAATGCTAGTTTCAATGGTGTGATTGCTAGTGTAAAAATGCCCATCAATACCTTTCCTAGTGCCTCAAACCCATTTGAACTTTTGCCCACCTCTGATGTCACACTGATAAAAATATCTATCAGATTGCTGATGATAGTTGAAATAGTATTAAACACAGCAGCTACCCCATCAGCTACTTTCTGATTTTTGCTTAGTGTCTCTTTAAAAAAATTAAATGCACCAGCAATCACTGTGATGATACCTAGTGATTTCAATGTATTCCCTAATGATCCAAATGCACCAGATGCACCTTTTGCATCTTTACTTGATTGTTTGGCACTATCACCTAGCCCATCAATCTGTTGTTTGGTGTCTTGCAGCTTTTTGTCCGAATCACCAGTATTGACTTCAATGTCTACACCTACTTTTTCATTTGCCATCTTATTCGTATGTTGTTTCTATTACTTTTAAAAATTCTGCTTTGCTAGTGTTTATGTCCATAGGATTGAAATCCTGGATATTGTTAAGCCTCCACAATGCCCCATCAATATAGATCAGCTTTGCAAAGTCTAGATTGAAAATGTCTTTTGCTTTTAGGTAGATATATAAACTCAATAGCTTACTATCTTTGTCTGTGATCTCTGCCACATATTCTGACCAGTATGCATTGAATAGGTTTGCTGTAGGGTAGTCTGTAGCTAATTCAAAAAACAGTTCCTGTGGCACTCCAAAATTCAAATCTGCATTTGGTGCATCAGGATCATCCAGGTGTCCAGCATACCCATAGGTAGTCAGTGTCTGTATTGTTGTACCGCCATTTTTAACTGCATACCCAGTCACCCCTGTCACTTTCTTTGCCTGCATTATTCTGATATTGTGATCAGTGGCATCCTCTACACTGTTATTCAATTTGAATATTGTGCTGAATACTTTGTCCTCTCCCTCATATCCTACCAGTGGTGTAGGTGAAAATATCACCTCAGCTGTTTGTTTTTCTTTTGCAAAATCATAGCCGCTATCCTCTAATCTAGTGCCATAGGATTCATTGAATTTTTTTTGATACTGCTCATTGTAGTAGTCTGTGTCTGACTTATATTTAAACTCAAAATATCTACCATTCAATTCACTCATAGGCTTCAAACGCATAGGCTTAGATCTGTCAACCTTATATGACCAGTCTAGGTATTGTATTGTGCCATCAGTGATCAATAAAAAGTCTGTAGGATTCACCTGTAATAAACTATTGAAATCATCTATAGCTAGCAGTGACTGGCCATCAAAATCATAGTATTCAATGTATGGCTTTATGATCAGATGCTTTGGCCTGAATGTGTCCTCTACTACATACATGTTAAACATCTTGACAATAGATGCAAAAAAGTCTCTTTGAAATATCCCCTTTGGTATAACATCAGCCATCACCAAAGAATCATTCACTGATACAGGTGTAGTGATAAATGAATCAGAATAAAAGAATACCTGTGCCTCATTTACTGTCACTGGTGGATCATCTCTATTAGGTGCTGTATTGCTGAATCTGAAACTGATTGCATCATTTTTATTCACTAGCAATTCAAATGTGCCTACTATGCTGATGCCTCCCTCAAAATCATATTGATACACTGTAGATCCGTTTCTAGTTATTGTGAAAATGCCACTAGTAGAATCACCAAAAAATTCATATTGCATTTTCAATATGATAGATGTATCAGATGTGTATGTGAATGTACTGTTTGTGCCACTCACTGTCAAACCTGATCCTGTCACAGTATCAAATGAAATCAATCTAGATGATAGGATTTCAATAGGCTCAGTCACATAGGCTTTATTGAAATTGCTAGTAGTTTTGACTAGCTGTTTCTGATTGTGTGGGATGATCAGTCTACGAAATACAGCACTATTGAAAAATGGTGCTTCATAGGTATAGCCTGAATTTGTGATAATTTTATCTAGATATTCCTTTACATAGAATGCAGGCCTGTATGCTCTTATATCCCAGTCATGCTTGTTTGCACTGCTCACCTTTCCATAGTCAATCAATGGATAGTAGTAGCCTGATCCATTCACTGTATCCCATGATGCCTGAATGTTTGCTAATGTATAGTCATGATCATAGGCAGAAAAGTCCAGATTTTCTAGCTTATTATTTCCTAGTTCATTTATAAACCCACCCAATTCACCAAACACTACACATTCATATTCTATTGTGCCATTGTCTATGACAATCTCTAAGATCCTTAATATTCCCTTAAATATCTGTACTTTGTCAATGAATACAATACAGCTTGCTGCTTTTGACACATTGTAATTGTACCCTACATTTGGCTGATTCTCATCAAAAAAGTTTGATGATCCAAACTCAAAGATGTGGCCAAACAATTTATTGTTCACTGCATTGCCTGGTAATACTATAGTTTTTGAAAAGTTAGTATTCCTGGATGCAAAGTCTTTTATGTCATCTATATTGTATGTAAATTCAGCAGATAGATCCTTTGACAGATCTAGCCGCTGATTCTCTATGTATATCTCTGTGCTTATCATTATCTGTACTGGCTATTTATTTTTTGAGCAAATTGGACATTCAATTCAAAATTGAACATCTTATCTGCTGCCCTGATCTTTTCCTGCCATGTGTTTGTTCCTAATGCTACTGGGTAGTAGTACCCACCTTGCTCATAGTAAACCTCAGGGCTAGTGATCAGGTCTTTCAGCCATAAATAGTCAGTTTGATTAATATAGTCACTCACCAGTTTGAAACTTACTGTCTCATTGACAGCAAATGTACTATTGCCTGGATTGATTCTTTTGTAGCTGTCATATCTAGTCATGGCTGCATTATTGTATTGCCATGTCATTTGCTGAAATGATTTTTTCTCTACAGCTGCCTCTCTCCTATTCACTAGTCTAAATGTGATGCTGTCATATCCACCCAAACGATTCAGAAAATGCAATGTCACAGGTGTCCATCTAGGCTGACATGCTAGTGTCACTTTGAACTCAGCAGATTGATTCCCTCCATAGTTCACTTTCACCCCATACTGATATGTAGATGCTGTGATAAATGAACTGCCTAGATACGCATTGATGGCAGCAGGTGAAAGATCAAACAAAACAAATGCACTACATGTGACACTGCTACCTGTAGATGGTGATCCATCTGCACCGCTTTGTGTGTATTTTTGAACTGTCAATGTCAGGTTTGTAGTAGTGCCTGCTGTATTCATCCATCCTGCAAATAGCCTTTCAGTCATAGTACAGTCTGCCTTTGTCACATCTCTGCCTGTTAGCCAGCTGCTGATTTTTGGCTGATAGTATGATGTGCTGAAATCCCTGAAAATAGGATTTGCAAAGTTGAATGCTTTATATGTACCTGATGCCAGGTTTGTGTATGTAGTGCCACCATAGTCCTCACCAAATCTCACCTCATAATCTATGTACAGATCATTGCCTGTGTAGCTGAATGCTGTGGATGTGCTATTCGGTTTGAAATAGCTGTACAGGTAGTCTCTCACTATTCCACCTGCATTGAAAATCCCTTTTGAATTTGCTGGATCAGGAAATAGTTTGATCCTAGAAACTAGAACACTGCTGATGTAAACATCAAACACAAATTTGAATCCTGCCTGTGCCACATTTGTAGATGTAGCTACAAAGTACAGATCATCATGTGCTGATGGATATGCCTCAGGTGTACTGTTTATTGTTATTGCCATGTCTTATTTATTTTCGTTTATTTTGTTATTTGCCTGTCTGATTGCTATTTTCACATCCTGGCCTACTACCTTAGATAGTGCATCCAGAAAACTTTGTCCAAACACACTATTGATAGTGTTATCAAAGAATCCTGATCGTTTAATACCTTTCTTTTTAATGTTCACAGCTGTAGCATAGGCCATTGATTTCAACCTAGTTGCTGCATCCACCTGTCTTTTGATGCTTCTATTTTTCCTTTGTGTAGCTGACAGCTTTTTTGTTTGATCATCATTTCTAGCTGCATTGCCTCTTTTTCTGTACCATAGCAGAATGCTTCGCTGCATGTTTCTAGATACTTTCAGATTTCTAAATGCATAGGGGCTGCTAGATGGATTCCCAGAGACTACACCTTTCACACCCTTATTGACAAAATCATAATATTTAGATGCAGGATCTGATGAATCCCATCCTATGCTGATCTGATAGCCATTGCCTGTATTATTCAGGCTGCCTGATGATATGCCATCCTCTAAGCCTCCACTAGATACCTTTCCCTGCCTATTCAGCACCTCTTTGATTTGTAGGACAAATGCAGCAGCAGATCTGATCATGAACTGTTCTACTGATGGAAATTCACCCATGCCAGCATAGTCTGTAGAATCATCCCCTAGACTATCCAGAAAGCCATCATTGACTATCTCATCTTGTAATTGCTTAGTGCTTTTTGCCATACGATTTTTTTATCTGCTCTTTGTCATACTCTGCTTTTGCTTTCAAATAGGATAGATCATTCAAAAATTGTATTGTCATCATTTCATAGACTTGTTCTAGTTTGATTTTCTCATGTTCTGCCACAATTGTGGCTTGATAAATCCATCCAAAACGCTGCATAAACCCTGATGCAGTATCTCTGCTTGCAACCTGCTCATCTTCGCTGTCATCATCATCTGATATATCAAATAGTCCTTTGAAATTTTTATCCAGTTCCTGTACACTTGACAAAAAAAAACAACCGATCCCAGCACCTCAGTGATAGGTGCAGCCAATAGATCATTTGCATAGTCCTCATGCTTAGATGCATCAAATGGCATGTCTACCCATTTGCCGTACCAGTTCCTCTTTTGTGGGATGACCATACTAGCTGCAATCCTGTGGATGTTCTCATTGAAATTAGATGCAAAATGCTTTGATTCTACATACCTGGCTGTAGGCATATTTTTCACATCATAGACACATCTGTATCTTTTGCCTTTTGTGTGGATGTACTTTTCATGTTTCACATCAAAACTCTTTTGCAAAAATCTAGTCTTTCCCACAATCTTAAACAGCTTTCTGTCATCCATTTCTTTGATCTGCTGCTCAGTCAGATTTGTGATGATTGCAATAGTCTTGATAGACAGATCCTCATCTGTCATGCCCTCTTTCGTGTTTTGTAGGTCAGCCAGTTGCTGCCACTGAAATACATTTATGTTTTTCCATGTCATA